AGGCAATTTATTTGAGGCTCGAGCGGCATTGTCCGATTGCGTCCACCAGGCTTTCATAAACTCGCCGCCTTTGTATCGCTTGCATTCGATCGAGAATGGAAAATCCGGATCGTCGGCAATGAGATCGGGTTGGTTTGCCTGGCGTTGTTGCTCGAACGGGTTTCTCGAGAACTTGATTCCGAGCAAATCCTCGAGGTGGTTTGCGACATCTCGCTCAAACCCTGCGCCTTTTTGTTTTACATTAACCATTTGAACGATCCTGATCGATTGGATCGGGTTGATAATCCGGAACCTTGATGCCGTATTTTTTCAAGCCATCGATGATGAATTGCTCGGCATGAACCGCCATTGGCACCCGAGTGCTTTTCTTTAGGTGATGCAAGGCATCATGCACATCCTCTCGGATCACCATCATAAAATTTGTGTAAGCCATGTTTTTCCTCTTTGCTGCTCGAGCCTAAATTAACTGATTTATATTAGAGATCAATAAAATATTTGCGAAATCTCTTGCAAATATATTCGGGGTCTATATTCTAGCGGCACGAACCAACTGAATAAGGATTGAATAAAATGCAAAAATTAGCTCAACTCCGCGCTCTGATGCGCGATATGGAAAACAGCCTTGGCATCATCGGCGACATCATTGGCGCGATCTGCCTGTTCATTCTCGGCATCGGCCTCTTTGTTTTTGTGCCGTTGATCGCGGGGTGATTGATATGGATTTATTCACCCGCGTAAAAACCCGCAAAGATGAACTCGAGGAATCGGCTTTGAAGTTCCACCAGGAAAATCCGAACGTGTGGATTTTGTTTGTCAAATTCACCCGCGAAATGACCTCTCGAGGTTTCATCAATTATTCGACCAACGCCATTTTTGAGCGTATTCGGTGGGAAACCGATGAGGCCGATGTCGATGGCAAATCGACGTTTAAAGTGAATAACAATCACCGGCCATATTATGCGCGGTGGTATATGCAAGCATTCCCCGAACATCGAGGCTTTTTCCGGATTCGGGAATTGACCAGTGAGAGCGAAGCGGCCAAGAATTTGCCTGATCTCACTCCAAAGGATTTCCCATATGTCAATCAATAGCTCAACGGTTCAACGGCTCAACGGCACCGTTTTGATGTCGATCGATGGCGGTGAATATGTCGAGGCCATTGATTGCCCCGAATGCTTTGGATGGGGTGAGGTTGAGATCGAACGCCCTCGGCCTCATTCTTTCGATCGTGATGTTGGGGTGATCGATGTGATCAAAGGCGAATGCGAAACATGCGCCGGAATTGGCGCACTACCAAAAGAGGATGAAAGTGATGAGTGATGAGAATCAAAAAAAAGACCGCAAAAGATATTCCGCGCCGGTGGTGGCTTCCGGCTTTTGGGTTGGCTTTGCGATGTTGGTGATTGCCTTTTGGGGTGAACCTGATTTGCGCGATGTCTTGATCAAGTTCCTCGAGGCCAAAAGCTTTAATTAATCAGTTTTCTCTCTGCCTTGAAAACTGACAACTTGCCCGCCATCCTTGGCGGGCTTTTCTTTTACACTCTCGAGCAACTTTAAAACCAATTCGAGCCGCTCGGATTCCGGCAAGAAAAAATGAATGATCTTTTTGCCACCGCTCGAGATCAAAACCTCGCCATCGTCGGTGACATCGATCTCATTCAATTATAGCCAACTCTCAACGTGAAAGCATGGGCAAGCCTTGGTTGCGTAGGAATTGTGGCCGGTGACTTTTTCGATCGTCGGGAACTTGGCTTTATATTCGACGATTAATTCGCGCAAGGCTTCCTCTTGCTCCGGTGTGAAATTATCGAGAAACTCATCATCGGCACAACCGCCGCGCCCACCGACCAGGCTCACCCCGATGGTGTTTCTGTTCATCTTGGCAACATGCGCCCCCGATTTCTCGACCGGCCTTCCATAACCCACCGAGCCATCGCGGTGAATAAGTGCGTGATAGCCTATGTCGCGCCATCCGCGTTCCTCAACGTGCCACCGGCGGATTTCCTTGACCACATCCTCAACCGGTCGGTCTGCATACCATTTCGAGTTGGTCGCGGTGCAATGAATTATGATTTCGTCGATATGTCTCATTTCGTCAAACCTTTCTGCTTTTCATATGTTCTCAAACCGCCAATGCCGAGCATTCCGCCGAGAACGGTTAAGAGGGTTCCCATATCAAATTCCGGCAATGGCGGAATCTGTGTTCCGGTCAACGCAATGACAAAAAGGGCAAGAGGCAAGCCAACAAAGTGATAGAAAAAAGCAAACCCGCACACCCAACCAATGAAAGGACGCCAGCCACCTTTAAAAGTTGATCCACTTGCTGCCTCTGCTTGGTTGACCGAAATCTGAGCGAGGGCCAAGTCTTGCGCGTGACGCTGTGACATGGTGGCAATCTCGTGCGCGAGTGCCGCCTTTTGATCCTTGTCCTCAACAAATTTGTCTAGCAGTCCGGTGACTGGCCCGATCAATTTATCAATCATTTTTTACTCATCCATGCTGTTGCGCCCATAAACGCCCCCACAATACCCGCTCCCGAGATATAAAACAAATTAGAAATATCACTTAGAGCCTCGATGCGATCCACAGGCATTGCAAACATCGCGGCGGTGAAGGCTCCCATGCCGATCAATGTCCACCTGGCGATCCGTAATTGAGCCAAGTGTTTTCGGGATTGATCCTCGAACTCTCGGATTTCTTTGGCTCGCTCGATCTCCGCATCGGTGACAATGCCATCGTGATCGAAATCATATTCGTCGAGTTTGCTGTCGGGTTGTAATTGTTTCGCGCTCATTTCACACCTCAATATTTACGTTTGAGCCTTCCGGCTTGGTTGCTTTGGTTGCCGCCCCGAATTTGTCATAAGATTTGGATAGCTCGAGGCTTTGCTCTCTGAGCGCCTCTAAGCGCCGGTGATTTGCCCGATGCTCTTTTTCCGCCCTCTGATCCGCCAGGTGCGTTTCGATCGCCTCACGCATCCTCGTTTGCTCATGAATATGGCTTCCGATGTTAAACGGTGCCGATCCGACTCCGGACATTCCATCGGCCATCACCATCGCCCCCGCTCGAGGCCGATAAAATAAACCATGCCAACCAAGATCGCGATGGCGATCGAGGACAAGAGAGACACCGCGACCCAAGTGAATAATTTCTCTTTTTGCTTTTTCGCTTCCTCGGCTTCCTCTCGCCGCCGCTTTCTCGCATCGGCTTCAAATTTGACGAAATCATCTTTCAACCCTGGTCGGCCATATAGCTGCAAGGTTTGCAACAATTCGGCTCGCTGAGTTTTCATTTTCTCGAGCGCCATAAATTCCTCAAAATCATTGGTGTCTTTTCCGGCGAGCGCGAACCAGATTGATTTTGATTTCTTTTCGCTTTTGATGCGACAATCTTCTTGAGCGCCAATCATCACCCCGATTTGCTTGGCGCAATCGGCGATGTCGCGGCCATTAGATAAGACCTGTTTTACTACACCAAACGCGGCATTGAATGCCGCAAGTTCCGCAATCATTTTTTTACGCTCACCCAATCAGGACAAGCCGCCGATGGCGAGACTATAACACGGTGCGGGTAGTGATAATAGCGTTTTGAAATAGAATAAGGCGCGTAATATATACACGCCTTATGCAACCCGCCAGGATGAGAATGCCCAAAGGCAAAAAAAGAGAGATATAAAACGATCAACCCATTTTTGTCAGAACCGCGACAAGCATTGCAATGATGGTTCCGGCGGCACCAATCAAGATCGCCTCGATCCGTTTGATCCTGGCGAATACCTCTTTGAACTGAATGTGAACCGTGGTTTCCAATTTGGTGACACGCGGTTCCAACTCATCAATCCTCTGGTGCGCTTGTTCCGCTGATCTCGCCATTGCCTTCCTCACTATTTAAGTCCTGTATAAGCGCCTCACTGAAACCCAATTTGCACATTATGGCCCGATCTAGCTTCATCTTCAGTTCTTGCTCTTTGCGCTGCGCTCTTTCAACCTGCAAGGCTAAATAACGCTGTTGATCGTTAAGATCGGCATCGATGTCATATTCTTTGCCGTTGATTGATATGGTTGCCGCCATTTTTCTTTCCTCTTACCAGGGTAAACCATCCGATGTGGTCGGATGGGCCATTTCATTGATTTTTGCCTCGATCATGGATTCAATTCCCGCCTGATCGACAACCCCATGAACCCAACCTAAAACATCGACCTCGGTGAGATCATCGAATGCGATGAAACCGGCCGCATCGGGATCGGGTGAGTGTGAGGTTGTGCCAAAAGATGAGGCGATGTTTCCATTGCCATCATCGCCGGTGCAACGCCAATGCGCCACCGTGACCCCGCCATTGGTGTTGTTGCGTTCCAGGTTTGAGATTGTCCAGGTGTAAGATATGGACATCAATCACTCGCTCCAGAATTTGACGCAATATGCGCCTGATATGCGGCTAAAACCTCTGCGGAATGAACCGCTGCACATATCGCTTGAACCTCTGACGTTTCAGAGGTCAAATCGTCACCTGGATGAACAACGTGCCTTGAAAATGTAGCAGACAATTCAACGCCGTCCTCTAATACTGCGGTTTTTGTTCTGACTTGAACCGACTTAAATCGACCGACGACCTCTATTTTGTCTTGCGTTATCTGTTTCTCAAGAGCCATTTTTTTCTCCTTTGGCTTGTTGGACTGACCACCTCATCATCCGATGAAATTATGCTGTTGTTTGATATATTACTAACCCCCGACAATCGGCCGCATTATTTGTTTGATCGGTGATGTTAATGACGGTTTGGGTGTCTGAGGTGTTGGCTTTGTAAATTTGAATAAAATCCGCACCATCAATTAATATAGGGAAAATATAATCGGAACTCTGTCCAAAATATGAAATGCTTACACTTCCATGACAATTTATGTTGAAACCAGAAACGAAATCCGGATCGAAAGGCAACCCCTGAATATATAAAACCCCACTGCCGGATGTTCCTTCGGTTATGTTCGTAAGGTTAAAAGATGCCATAACCATGCGACCGATTTTTGTATATGATCCTTGATTTTCTGCATATGTATAGGTGCCGTTGGTGGTAGAACCTCTAACTGTCGGCACCCAAGTGCCTTCCTCATAATCCGACAAGGTGGTTTTTGTTTGCCCTGATCCGCTCGAGGCTCCGAAATTGACCCCATAACCTTGTTGGAACTCAATATTTCCAGACGATGCGCCAAATCGGAAAATCTCGCTTCCCTCATTGTCTAGGGTTCCGGTTTTCATAACAATGTCGGCGGAATCCATCAATATTTTTCCGTTACCGCCGCCAGTTTGGTCGAATACAAGTGTTGGACTCCCGCCGCGAATTACAAGGCTTGTGTCGGTTCCGCCACTGTCTGGATAATAAATTGACATTGATGGTTTTCGAGTTGTCGCCGGATTGCCTCCAATTTGAACCGCTGTGGATTCCGGTGTCGAATTTCTGATCCCGACTTTCCCATCATCTTTAATTATCATTTTTACAGATGTGGATGATGCGCTATCATCGTAAAACTGAAACGCCATAGCCGCATCGCCATCGGCTGTGGTTCCGCGAATTTCGAAACGATCGCTTGTATCCGGAAAACTATTGTTGTCTGTAAAAGACAAAATTGGCGATGAACTGTTCAAATGTAAACTTGTCGCGTTATTCCCATACAAATTGAGAGTGCCGTTCCCGTCCAATCTCGCCCATTCTGTTGATGCTGTTTTCAATCCGATTGCGGTTGTTGCTTTGAACATCACACCGCCATCGTTGCCGCCGGAACTGAATGTTGAGATCAACAAACCATCGGTGTCTTGCGCACCTGTAAATCTTGCGATTGATGAATTGTTCGTTCCACTTTTGACATGAAGTGTTTCATATGGGGTTGTTATTCCCAACCCCAACCGCTGATCCGCCGCATCCCAATGAAACGATTGAGTCGTTCCATCCGATGCCATGAGATTCACATCGCCATTGGCTCCGACTAACATCCTGGTCAACAATGTTCCCGCTGTTGTTGGTGCCGTTTGGACATTAAATGATGAATATGATCCGCTTGATTGGTTATATGAGGCACCAATCCTGACAACAACTCCCTCGCCTGCCCCCGAGCCATCACCAGAATCGAAATCCAAACCCGCATAAATATCATACGGCGTCCAACTTCCACCCCCTGCGGTGTCTTTTATTCTAATCACAACTGGATCGGTTGATCCATCGCCTCCGTCACTGTCACCGCTCACCAAGAGAGAGCCGGTTATCGTGACATCGGATGCCTCGCCGCTAACATTCAAGAACCGTGAATCCGCCTCGGTCTTTGAGTAGGTGTCGAGGTTTGTTCGAGCCGCCGCCGCTGTGGTGCCCCCTGTGCCGCCCTGAGAGACGCCCAGAGTGCCATCAATGGTTTTTGCGCCACCGATGTTCACCGTCCAAGATGTCTTGGTTCCTGAGCCGCCATATCCGATGGAATTAACCACCAAGGTTGTTCCTGAATAAGATGTTACCACCGTATCGAGGAAATTGGTTGATGGTGCCGCCGCATCCGCGATCCGCAATGGCGTTCCCGCTTGATATGGTTTGTTGGCCTCAACCGTGAATGTCTTTGATCCGGTGCCGATCGAGTTCGATGTGGTCGAGGTGGAATTATAAATATCACCGGCATGTGTGACAAAATCCTCAAAGGCATCGGGCAACCCGTCAACGTAATTGGTGCCTTCGAAATCTGTGAGCGTATAGGTGCGACCGTTAAGAGTGACCGGAAATGCCATGTTTTGTTTCCCCTAGATAAGTTCCTCGACCTCGATTTGTCGGCCATAAAAGTTGAGCGCCGAGTTCACGATCGGCGATGTTTGCGTGATTCTACCATAAATATTTTGTGTGATCCACGTTGTCGGTTCATCCGGTTGAGGAATGATCAAAATATCTTGCGCCACCCCGCGCAATCGATCGATGGCATTGAATACGTTTTGAAACATTTCGTTTTCCGGTAGGTTGATCAACTCAAACCGAATCCGCCGGAAACGCTCGATTTCATCAACAAAGGTTTGCCCCCCGCGTGATTTGGTGATTCTGGAATCATCCACAAATTCGAACTCAACGCCATTTGCGTAATTGATTGATGGCTTATATGCTGGCCCCGCAATCAATCGACCGGCTTGAATATATCCGTCAGTATTATCCGGATCGGAAATATCAATCCGCAAATATCGCGCTTGAACCGGTGATGATAAAACCGCAAACGTCGAGATCGTATATTGAGCGGCCACCGTGATATTCAAATATCCGCCCCAAGAAAACACACCCCAAGGCAATGTTCCAAATTCCTCGACGATCGGCCAGGCATCAATCAAGCCGGAATCATAAACCGTTGATGAGAAATCAGAGGCATTCGAAAGCCGCCACCGGATTTTGCCGGTTTGCGAAATTGTATGCTTAATCAATGCCGCGAAATCCACAATTCGCCCTTGACCGAAATCAACATCGATTTGAGCGGTGGTTTGCGTATTGCGCCAAATCTTTACAATTTGCCGATCTTGCAAGTTGGTGATCGGCAATGTTCCGACCGCATCATCAACCGTTACCGTTCCGGAGTCGGAATAATTAGTCGAGGAAATGATCATGTTGGTTGGCATATTTTATCCCCACAATTCCAATTCGACCTCATTCACCGCCGCATCCTCAACGATAGAAATCACCCGAAACAATTTGCCGCTTGTCAAATTATACCGACTAAATGTGATTTTGACCACATCATTCAGCTTGAGGGTGTAAGGTTGGGTCTTAACCAATATCCGATAAATGTCGCGCTGCGTTTTGTATATCGTCAAAAGCCTTGCCGCCTCTGTTGCCGCCGGTGACGACTCCGCAAACAATGCCGGAATAATGAGCGGATCGGAATTTGGATATGGCGTTTGAATGGCCGTGTCGGTGGCAATGGCAACATCGGATTCACGAACCAGGAAATCCCGTTGCGCCGTTGTGATCGAGGCACCGAAATCCGTTTCACTCATCACCCGATAATTTTTCTTGAAATTCACTCGAGCTTGATAATTCGGAACCGCCGAGGCAAGCCGTGTGATCTCGATGATGTTTGTCGAGTCAAATTCCGCCGCCGCTGTTCCGGTTGCGAGTTCAATCCGATTCACCTCGAAATCACCCGATCGATCGAATCCATAATATGCGCCGACCGTGTTTGCGATTTGGTCGAGAACCTCGAGGATGGTGGTTGTGTCCGGAACATAAACGCCAACCGCTGAACTATTGTCGGTGTTTAAATCCGAAAATGAGGTTGTGTTCAAATCGCCTGGATCGGCCAACCCGCCATAATCTGTGACAATGTGGCGAATAATATCACCGGCGGTTTCTTTATAGGAACCCGATGGCTTTGAGCCTTTGACATCCGCCGTAATGACACCGCTCGGCGCTGAAACCAGAGTGAACCGGCCATTCGTTAAATCAACCGTGTAATGCGTTGTAAGAGTCAACGCGACCCCGCCATCATAAACCGCAACGATCGATTCGATTTGCCCATTGTGAACTTGATAAACGAAATTTGTCGCATCAACCAAGATCGGTTCGATGTTGAAAACCTCGCCAAAACAGAGCGGTTTCGGTTGATTTGCCAGGTTGCTCGATCCCTCATTGCCACCGGTTCCGGCATAAAGAACCGAGGGAAAATCCACATCGAAATCGGTTTGTCGATCGCGCAAAATCACCCGAATGAATAGATCATCGAACTCAATCGATTTTGCCTCGCCGTTGAATATGGTGAAATAATATTGGAAATCCGCTCCGGATTCACCGACTCGAACCTCAACCGATCGGCCATCCCATCCATATCCCGACCAGGCATCGAGAAAACCATCGGCATTCGTTAAAACCAATTCGCCAAAACCAGGCACCGAAAAGCCTCCGAGCCGCTCCGATGCAAACATCGACCTCGAGAATGAAATCGGCTCAACCAATCTCGGCTCGAATATTGTGTTCGCCGGTGTATCCGTTGGCTCGGTGACAAATCCCTCACCGGAATAATAGAGAGTCAATTCGCTCGCACCGCTCACATCATATGGCTTGAGAATAACCAGATATTTCTTTTTGGCATATGGATCGGCAACTAAATCCGCGAGAGTAGTGGCAACCATTACGCTCTCGCCCCCGCGAGTTGACCGGCTGACATCGCGCGGCTGAGTTGCCGCCGCAAGGTGATAATTTCCTCTTTCATATCATTCACCGCGCCAATGAGATCGGACGCATTGCCCTTGATCGGTGCGACCGTACCATTGCGTTGAGGGATAAACAATTCCGGCCCTCTTTCACCCACTCTTACATTATCACCGGCATGAACATTCGCGCCGGTCATTCCCGCCAAATATGGAGCGGATTCATTGTAAAGAGTTGAAAAACGACTGGCTCGATTTGTTGAAAAATTGCCTTTGCTTTTACCCATGCCGCCGGTGATGCCGAGAATCATATCGCTCAAAGACGATGAAAGCATGTCGGTGAAAGTATCCTTGGCAAATTCAATCCCGACCGATGTGGCGATTGATGAGAGGCTTGCACCTGATCCCAAAACACCAGAGGCGAATGAACTAGACATTCCATTTCCGACCGCCGCCGCGAACCCTTGCCCCGCTCCAAGGTTGGCAAAGACCGCCGAACCAATTCCAGGCAAGATGAAGGGAAGCGCCAAAGCCGCGATAGTTGTCATATCGCCGCTCATTATGCCCTCGACCATCCCCTTGATCGCATCTGAAACAACCCCAATCACATCACCGATCGCATCGGCAATATCGCCAATAATGTCACCTATCCCGCCAATGATGTCGATGTCGATTCCGGTCACTTTTTTGATAAGACCACCAAGAAAAAACCCTGGCGTGATGGATTCCATGATGTCCTTGCTGATACCCATTCCGCCGCCAGGCATTTTACCCGCATTCACCGCATCAAAAAAGCCTTTGCCGAATTTCGAAACGCTCGAGGCATTGACCACATATTCACCCGAGGAAACCCGAGCCAAAACATCATCCGCCCTTGGCCCTCCGGTGCCTGGAACCATGCCACCATCGGCGAAACTGAGGCTCGGGAATACATCGCCGAGGAAATTCAAACCGGTTGTGATGACCGCTTTGGCCGCAAGATCGGCCAAACCTTTTTTGATGGCATCGGTAAACGTGCCGAAATCTAGCTCACCGGTTTGGAAGAAATCCGAAAGAGTTGTTTCGAGTGATCCGAACGATTGACCCACCAAATCTTGCATATTCGCGGCATTGTCTGAAATCGCCTCATAATAATCTTTGACGCCTTTGATCGCACCCGCGCCGAATGTTTTTTCATTTTCCGCGTTATAGTCGATGATTTGGCTTTTGATGTCGCTTATGATGCCCTCATATTCTTCGCCGGAAATGCCACCGGCATCGAAAGCCTTTTGCGCGATTTCGGTTTGAACCGCCAAATCGGACATGGTTGTGTCCAAACCAAGAGCCTCTCTAGAGAGCGTGTTGATCGTATCTTTGTATTCATCCGCGCTGATTTTGCCCGAATCAAAGAGTTTCTTGAGAACCGTCTTTTCCGCTGAAAGGCTCGCCAACGCGGTTTCGAATGGGTTTAGTCGTTTATTAACATTATCAAAGGCCGCGCTCAAATCGCCGCTTGATCCGGTTAAATCATCAGTGCCATCGGTTGCATCGCCCAAGGTTGGGATGAAATCCAAAAGCGTTGATGTGTTGTTCACAATCGCAGAATCGGTGACTCCGATTTCTTTGGTCAATTCATTAAATCTTTCTTCTAAAGATTCTGAATCGAGGCCGAGGGTTTTATAAACACCGCCAAGCAATTCCGTGATGTCGATATTCTCGCCCATCATTTCGATGATGTTTTGTAATTCGCCGGTGAGCAATAAACCCGCGCCGGTGACACCGATCATCGCTTTCCCTGCTTTGCCCATGTTTTTCATAAACCCGCCACCAATGAGCGTGCTGAAAACCTTGGTTGCATACATGGCATTGATCATCGCCTTGCCGAACGTCAATATCGCCTTGCCTGTCGAGATTACTTTTCGAATGACCCCAATGCCGAAAACAACCCCCATCGCTGTCAATAAGGTTTGAAGGTTATCAACCACAAAGCGAATCGATAAAACCGCCGCGTGTAGAGCCGTTGTGAGCTTGTCCGAAATACTTTTTGCGAGTGCCTCATTGCCCGATATGAAATCACTCAATGATTTGATGGCTTTCACAAGTGCATCGCCTAAACCGGCCTCACCCACCGAAAACATAAATTCATCAACATTATCTCGCAAGTTGGTGATTGCACCGCCGAGGGTGGCCGCTTGACGCGCTGCGCCCCCTGCAAATGCAACCTCAGAGATTTCTGTCAATGCCTGGACGATCGCCGCCGAGTCATTGTCCACAACCTTTGTGATGTCACCCATTTTGAGCGTGACTTTATCGCCCTCTTTTCCGGCTTTGATTCCGAACTCTTTGAGCCGCTCGAACTCGCCAACAGAGGCATCCGCCACCGCCTCGGCGAATTGCATGATTGATTTCGATGTGCCGCCCGCAATATCCGCGAACGATCCGAGTTGAGCCTCGGTTGGCCGGATGCCTTGCGCCACCAAAATATTAAAAGAACCCACCACCTCTTGCAATGAAAACGGGGTTTCTTTGGCGAAATCTTTCAAAATCTTGAAAGCGCCATCGGCATTTTCAACCGATCCGGTGAAAGTAACGAGCGAGGCCTTGAGGCTTTGAAACTGTTTATTAACCTCAACCAAATCACGAATAAACACACCGGCGAAAACTGCGCCCAATGCCCCCGCGACTTTCGCAACATTTACGAAAGCCGTGTTGACCGTGTTTAGATTCGAGTTGAGAGTTCGAAACGCGCGTTGCGTTTCATCTCTAGCGGTTAAGCGGGTTTCTAGCCTTTGAGTTGCCATTCTTTTTCATCGCCTGTTTTTGTCGATCGGATTGAATTTGCACATAAACCGACCACTCAATGAACTCATCAACAGACATTTCGGCTTCAATTTGTTCCACCGTCTTGCCCAACTTTTCAGCGAGAAAAAACTTGAATTGGCGTTCCTCGCTCTTTCTTAGTTTTTTTCCAAATCCTCGGCCATCGATCCCATGATTTGATTTGCGATCCGCGCAAGAACTTGAGCATCAACGCCATTTCTCAATGATGATTTATCACTGATTTGGAAAATCTTTTCACCCTCTGAATCGAGAGCCTTGAGAACAAGAACCTCGGCAAGTGCATCCGCTTCGGATTGATTTTTCACCGCGAATTGCAACTTGCCTTGGTCTTGCAATGTAAATGGTCGAGTGTAGAAAACGAAAGGATTCCCATCATCATCCGCCCATTCCGGAACAACAATTTCCTTGATAGGTTGGTTTTGATAATGAGCCTTTGCGCGATCGATCACGCTCATCCCATTTGATTTTGAATTAGCCGCCATAATTCTTTTCCCTTATGAAACTGTTGACTCGGTCAACGCTCCGGTGCCTTGGAATGTGATTGATGCCTCAACCAAGCCATCGAATGATGCGGTGATTGTCCGGCCAGTGACCAAAACCGTTCCGCTCAACTTATGATCGCCGGTTGTGTTGCCTTCCATCTGAATATTCAGAGTTGCGCTTGTGCCAACTGTCAAACCGCCTTGGCCGCTTGTGTCGGTATCATCAAAGAAAACATCCGCCGAACCACTGAAAGATTTCAATGATGTTTTATATGTTCTCGAGGTGTCACCCATCGACGTATCTTCTAGGGTGTCCATTGTTTCATCGATGGAATATGAACGAACTTCGGCAACCTGGTTGGTTCCAACCAAGATCACCCCATCACTACCGCTAAATGTAGCCATTTTTTAATCCTCACTTTTGGGGGTTGATTTTGCGGCTGTTGCCGCTTTCGATTTGGATGGGGGTGATGCCTTCCATCCTTTAGCCTCAAACGAAGCTAAATCTTCTGCGTTTATCTCAATCGGCTCTCCGCCTTTGGGTGGATAAACTTCCATTCTCTTTGCCATTTTTACGCCCTTTCCTTAATAGACCGTTTCTGCATCGGCTTCCGTTGTAGAATACAGGATTTCGAAAATAAATCGACCCACAACAACAGGTTTCTCGCCTTCACCCGCAAAATCGGCCTCGAACGAAATAAGGCGAGTATCTTTTGCATATCCGCCCCGAGTTCGATCGGTTGCCATTGCCGCCTCGATTTCCGCCGCGCTCGCGTCCAAAATATCATCCGCCGTTGCGCTTTCAACATAAACCTCTACTGACACC